ATTTCTTTCTGAGTCCATTTCTCACTCCTAGCTTTGGCTATTACTTTTTCTAATGTTTTATCATCTTTATACTTAATACACGTTTGTATTGCACCATATAGCCATGACGATGAATTTCCATTACCTGCCATATATGGAAAAGGAGTATCTAAATAGCGTTTTACTACTTCCCACTTAGAACAATCGCAACCTTCATGCTTGGGCATGTATGAAATATACTTTCTTCGCAATTCGGAGCATTCCTGGTCTCGTTTTACAATTACCCCTACTTCATCTATTACATGTTCATAAAACGGGTCAGAGTCGCATTTATGTTCAAATAATAAAGTTTGCTCTTTTCCAGTATCTTTTCTAATTACACCTGGCCTTCTAGTAAGTCTTGAAGGATTTCTGCATTGTGTATCACATTTACCGTCGAATACATTGTTATTAATATATTCCCAGATGGTTCTGTAATTTTCCTTGCAGAAATCTTCATATTTGGCGGGAAATTCGATAATCATGTGTATGCTCTTACTACCTGAATAAACACAGCGAGTTATTATGTTTTTGGTAGTTCGAGCATACATACATTGTTCTTTCAAATCTGCTTTATCCATTTCGAATAAAAACCGAGTATGCTTAATACAATTTGCGTCAGTTCTATTAGAACAATCTTTTAGCTCATTTAATACTTCAAATTCGAAATCTCCGTAAGGAACATCAGAATTTTTAAACTTATTTGAATATACAATCATTATAAACCCCAATCTATATCATCCATAGGTGTTTCAAATGTAGCAATTTTATCTTCACTTGTAAATACCTTAGGTTCATCTTCTTTATGCACCAATGTATTATTGGTCGGATCCATTACATCACATTCAATTAAATAGATATTATTTTCATCACAAGCTTGTGGCCAGAGTCTTCTAAGGATAGTTTCGACTCTTGACATAGCGGCTGGTCTTTTACCGACAGTATTGCAATAATCTTTATAATGAGCATATATTGTCGTCGTAAATAAGTTTTTCTTATTCTTAGTTACATCAGGCTTGATATTGCATCTTACAATCCATTCGTTGGTAGAAGTTTTAGTAGGAATATAGCTTCTCTGAATTTCTCTAACTCTCTTACCAATTTCAGAACTTGGCTCGAAATATCCATTTTCATTACTTTCATCAATTCCCTTTAAGACATCAGGGAATCTACTCAATAAATCATTAAGTTCAGTGAAGTCTGTTGGGGCTTCAGTTCTTTGACAAGTAAAATCAAAGAATCTTCTCATTGATGTCTCGTCGAAAATAATGTTATACAAATGCTCATTAGCAACTGAAATAGGTGTAAATCTTATTTTTACCTTTGCTTGGTCTTGAGTTCCCATAATTCTAGGGTCAAGATAGTCAGCAGTAATAACCTGTTTCATTGCTGCTAAACCAGCATTAGTAAATGAGTCTTCAGCAAAGCCGCTTTGAGAGTCAGATGTAGCAAGTTCTTCGAAGAATAATACAAAATTATCTGTGAACTTTCTATATTCTCTTGTAGCGTCATTGAATACCTGAATACCTGGCTCAGCTACATAGTCCTTCATAAAACTAAACATTCTATGAATCATTTCAGTTTTACCAATACCAGAAGCACCATAGAAATTAATCCATAAATGATGTCGTACGCTTTGATTGGTAATTCTTCTCTTCAATATCCACATCCAATGCTTCATTAGGTTATTGAATATGTCATAATCTTCCTTAATATCAAGATGTTTGTAAAGATAATTCAAAAAGATATCTACATACTTGATGTGAGTCGGGTCATATTTCATCTTCTCATAAACTTGTGACAAAGCAATAGAACTAAATTGCATAAACAAATTTGATAAGGATGCTTTAATGTCTGTTACTGTAAAACCAGCTTCTTTATCATGATTCAATTCCCAAAGCCAATTCTTTACATTTTCTTCATCAGCATTTATTTCCATTCCAGCATTTCTATAAGTAATTTCATTACCTTTATTAGACAAGTGATATGGGCATTTGTCATCACTCAAGCAACTATAAATCCAGCTAGCACACAATCCTAATCCTGGAATTTTCTTAAATGCTGGAGCTTTAGCTTTTGGTAGAAGTTCTTCAATCCAAGCTACTGCTTCTTTTTCGCTAACAGTATCTTCACCAGATGCAGAGAGTAACTGGTTAAACTTTAATATTATATCTCCATTTGTGGGATATACAGATTTTCCGTGACATTTGATTTTACCTTTATCGGTAATCTCATAATTTTTGTTAAAGAATTTAATAAATCTTTCTTTCATAGCTTTAATAAAAAAGTTTCCCGGAATGCACGACCAAACCGGGAAACTATCATCGATGTAAAAATAATTTCATTCTATCTAGTCGTGTTTTAGATATGTCTCAAATATAGTAAACTTTCTTGAATATTTTTGAGATAATATAAAATTCTGAAAATTCTTTCGCTTCACGCGCACGTACGTGTGTATTATTATTTTTTTAAAAAGGGGGCGCGGGCCCCCCCTGAAAAGACTAAAACTATATGTTTTATACAAAAAACTAGGGATATACACAACTTATTCACGATCTACTAACAGCTTATTAACACATTTTATTGAGTTTTTGCGAGCAATTTCTAGTGATCAAGTAAAAAATATAATAATTTTATGGTCCATTGTCAACCCTTTAATAAGAAAATTCAGATGTAAATTTTTATTTGCAAAAGCTGAAATATTTTACTATATTATATGCACGCGCGAGAACTAATTATTGTAGAGGAGTTTGATATGAAGGAAGAACACAGAGAACATTTAAGAGAATTATGGAAAGATCCAAAGAGAAGAAAATTCATTGGTAAAGTCATTAGTAAGAAGTGGCATGAAGACCATGATGAAATGACAAGAGTCCATAGAGATACAGACAATAGAAAATATATTGAACTTAAAGAGATTAAGCAGACAGAGTTTGGAACTGGAGTCAGAGAGCCTGAGGGTTATCGGAATTACATGAGAGAAGTTCAACGCATTTATAGAGAGAACAATCCTGCTGTTATGGAATACTATAGAGAATATGGCAGACAGAAGAATGCAAGGAAGAAAGCTGAAAAGACACGCAAACTTCAAGAATCTCTAATGATACAGAGTCAGGCAATTGGCAGATATGTAGTAACTATTGACGGAAGATTCTTTAATATTTCAACTGGCAAAGAGTATTTTCCAGATAGATATGTAATTATAGAAGGTAAGAGATATCGTAAAGATAAATTGATAAATGATTTATTTTTCAGTCAACCTGAAGGGGACCTGAATTTCTTCGAGTTAACAGAAGAGCAATTCAGAATGATGGAACAGATCGATAGAATGGGATTGGGATATGAAATTGACTAATAACTATGTAGACAATAAGAAATTACGTGAAGACTTATGTCGATTCATTCTTGAAAATCCCTATGACACTGGTGATTGGCTTGAAAAGAATGCAAAGAGAAGCGGAAATAAAGAATTTTGCATTAAGAGAAGAAAGCATATTGATGAATTGCAAAAGAAATTAAGCGAAATGAGTGACGATGAGCGTCGTAAATATATTGACAATTACAATGTATTTAGAGAAAGATTTTTTAAAGACATTGAAAAGATTGTAGAAGGTAGAATGGCTTCATACAAATCTTTATGGGCTCGTGAAGACTTTTGGGACCTTAAGCAATCTGCTTTAATTCAATGTTATCAATACATGAATAGATATGATACCGATGGCAAAACTAGCGCGTTTGCTTACATAACGCAAATTATCTCCAATGCATTAAACCTTTATTTGCAACTAGATAATGACAGTATGTGGTGCAGAGTTCCTATGAAAGAACTAGAAGGTAATGTTGGTAGTAAAGAGTATTTTGGCCAAGGTATAGACAAGGACGAAGATTATGAATAAAGACATAATTTTGATTATTTCTCCAGAACAAGGATCCGGTGGAGGATGCTGGAATCTCAGAATTAATCAGTTTGCTAATTATATAAATCAAACTAATCAATTCCAGACAAAAGTTATTACATCACCAGTTCCTATTTTTGATAATAATATTTTACAGTTGTGTAAAGGAATTCTAGTTCAAAGACCATTTCAGCCAATGCCATGGATAAAGAACTATAAGGAATTGCAGCCTAAGTATGGTTACAAATTAAGCTTCGAGGTGGACGATGCCTTCTGGTCTATAATTCCGGATTATAACTCTAGTTCTTTAAATCCGAGAGATTGGAATGCTATAGAAAAGATTGCAAACGAACAATTACAATATTTTGATTGTGGTATTGTTACTACACAGTTCTTAGCTGATTATCTTCATAAACATCACAATTTCTGGAATACGGTTATTGTACCGAATACAGCTGACCGTTCGATATATCAGAGCTTTAGAAAGGATTTCTTTAGAGAAAAGCCAATGCTTATTTCAGCTGGCGCTTCGCAACATGTTTTGGAACCACAGCCTCTTAATCCGCAGGCTCCAGCTGGAGTTGCTGGTAAACGAGGTGATTATGTTGGTCAGTGGGTAGAATGGCTGAAAAAGCATATTACTGATGTGGATTTGCATTATTTTGTTAATGTTCCATATTTCTTGGATGATGTTAAAGATATGATTAAAGTTCATCCTTGGCAATATACATCTTTATATTCAGCTGAATTGAATGTAATTAAGCCAGATATCTTATTTGCTCCTTTACAGAACAATGATTTCAATAGAGCCAAGTCTTCATTGAAATTTGCTGAAGCTGCCGCTTGTGGCGCTATCCTAATGGGTTCTGATTTTCCTGGAAGTCCTTATGAAATGATACACCCATTATGTAAAGTTCCAGATAATCCGACCGTAGAACAGCTTGACCAGATATTTGAGAATATCAAACAAAATTGGAAAGAGATTATAGCATACCAGTATGATTTCATAAACAAGAATTGTTGGTGGCTACAGTCTGGACCACACATATACAGATGGCTTAATGCAATTTGTATACCTAATCAGAATATGATATAAATAAAAGGATATACAATAAAGGAAGTTAAAAATGAACGAATTAATCAATTTACTCAATGAAATCTTTAAGAAATATGGCGTATCTGAAGAAGAAATCTCCGCTGTTCAGGAAGCTATTGCTAATGTGGAAGGCAGTGGTGATGACGAATTCGGTTACGAAGAAGATATTTCTGAAGAACCTGTAGAAGAATAAACATATAAAGAGGAATAATATGGCAATAGACATCAGAAAAGTCAAATCTTTCTGTAAAGATGATATTTCATTAATAGAAGGATATGATGAAGCTATTAATAGTGATGAATGTTATGCTTGTCATCATAGGCTTGAACTCACATTAGATAATGAATATGCTCATTCTAAAAATGAATTGATTAGACTTGGTATGTATTATGGAAGACCCTATTTTGAATTAATCTTTATAAAAGATTCTGAACATTCAGCATTACATAGAAAGGCTGAATGGAAAGCAGGATTAAGAAAAGGTTATGTAGGCTGGATTCCAACTAATGAGCAAAAACTAAAAATGAGTAAATCTCATAAAGGAAAAATTCCTAATAATTATGGCGTGCCTAATTCTGAGTTTGGTAAAAAATTTTTTGCTTATTTTGGACAAACACTTACTATGAATCCAACATTATATGCATATCATTATAATTGGTATAGAAAACATAACAAAACTTGTAAATGGGAAGTATAACATGAAAAAAGAAAAAACAAAAAAGACAATAGAACAAGAAAACGAAGAGTTTTTAAAAACTGTTGATAATGGCAAGATATATGAAGGTTTAGTCTGTCTTGACATTAAGCTCTCTAAGCTTATTGAAATTATGGACGGTATTGGTAATTATCTTGAAAACAAGAAAAATGGAACTTTAGGTATTAGCTAATGGCACAGAGACCGAAGGCAAATAAGCCAAACACGACTGATTTGTGGACTGCGGTTACTTCTATCATAGAACACTGTAGTGAGCCCAAGATAGACAGCACACCGAAAGGTAAGCTGTTTATTTGGGTATTATGCTACAAGAACTATAAAGCAAAAAATACTGTATCTGAAGTTAAGCCGACTACCGCGTGCAGATGGAATGATTTTGTAAGGGTATGTCAGCCATACATTAAAAAAACTTTTCCAGACTTAGATTTAAAACCATTTGATCAAAGCTATAGTGCTAATAGCCGTACTGATTTAGATAATCAGGCTTTGATTATGTTCAATGAATGGTTTGATACTACAAAAGAACGACTAGAAATGGAATTTTGCAGCAATTATGCAAAAGATGGCAAGAATTCAGATTTAGAAATTCTTAAACGCAGATATAAGGATAATTGGGCTGAAGATAAGAAGGGACAGCAAACACAGGTTAATGTGGATAATGAAAACAAAAAATTCCAGATTATTGTAACCGACGATGCTGACTTATGATTTAGACAAAGATTTGTTGAAAATTCAGAGACAATTCCTGCATTCTAAGAAACAGTATGCAGGAATTGTTTCTTCTCGTTCAACTGGTAAAACATTCATATTATCATGGATGATTGTGCTTTCCTTGATGAAGGGAGAGCGTTCTATTATTTTTAGCCAGACATATTCTTCATTAAAACAGAACCTTATGGCCGAAGTGCTAAATAGATTTAGATTTTTGCAATCTCAATATCCAGAAATTGCAGATCAGCTTGTTCCGCAATATAACAAAGCTGATATGACTATCGAGTTTAATGGTGGTAGAGCATTTGGCTATTCATATGAGAACTATGAAAATACTCGTGGTCAGACTGATGTATCTTTATTGATTCTTGACGAAGTTGCGATGGCTCCAGCAGACTTATTAGACATTGTTGGTCCTTGCCTTAGAGGTGAAGGAATTAAGCCAAGGATTCGTTTTTGCACAACTCCTAGAATTGGTAGTATTTGGAACAGACGCTTTAAAGAACACATGACTTTAGGCGATTGGGATATATTTACAGGTAGTTACAAAGATAATTATAAGTTGTCTGCTGAATCAGTAGCTTTAATTGAGTCTTCAGTAACTGACCCAATGATGAGAAAGCAGGAACTCGAAGGTGAAATTATGGAAACATCTATCGAGAACTGTATTTTGGCTGATGTAACATTACCAGCTAGGTCAAAAGGTAATGACAATAAGTATGTAATGGGCATAGATATGGCTCGTTATGGCAATGACTCTACAGTAATTATTGTTAGAAATAGCTATAATATTGTAGAAAATGTGCCTTTATACCATGCAGATACAAATAAAATTTCTGCGGAAGCTGAAAGACTTATACAGAAATATAAGATTGAGACTATATTCCTTGATGCAACAGGTGGCTGGGGTTCAGGTGTAGAAGACTATTTAAAGCTTAGTTATCATGTAGTTGGTATCAATTTTGGTGGAAAAAGTAATAATGAGTATAATTTAAATGCTCGTGCAGACCTTTATACAAATCTTGTAAAGGCTATAGATGATGGTTTCTATATAGATTCTCAGACTATTATAGATGAGTTAATGGCTACATCTTATGTAATTACAGCTAATGGTAAGAAGGCTATTGTTCCTAAAGAGCAAATTAAGGAAATTTTGGGACATTCTCCAGACACCTGTGATGCTCTGGCATTGACATTCGCTGATATAGATACACCTATAACACCACAAAGACAGGCTCAGTTAATGAATGCTCTGTTCAGGTAGTATAAATAAAGATAGTTATTATAAGGTAGAAAATATGCTACAAAAAATAAGAGACAATTTATCAAAATCTAGCGCATTTTATAGCACATTGATTTCCAGAAAGAAAAGAGATATGGAAATTGCATCTGGTAATTTCTGGAGCCCAGATCTTATTGATGAGACTGACAGAACAGGTCGTATTTGTCGTCATTTTAGTCAGTATATGAAGTTTATGAATGCTATTGTTAGCCCGTTCAGTAAATCTCCATATCATGCTGAACTAGAAGATCCAGATGGAATTTACAAGACAGTTCAGGAAAAAATCGACGAAGTAGAAAATGATAACAATTCTAAATTTGTTTTTATTAATGCTTTACGACATGCATGTTTGGTAGGTACAGGCTTCTTCATCATGGACATCATCGATGGTAAGGTTAAACTTGAAGCTATTAGAGACGTTGGTCATGTAGCTCTTGACCCGAACTGTACAGACCTTGATGCAGGTGACTGCGAATATGCTGCAATTGTAGACTATATCTCGATTACTAAGGCTAAGAGGCTTTATGGCGATAACGTTGTTAATTCCGATGGTAGTTCTGTATTGACAGGTATTGGAGAACAATGGACTATTCCAAGTAATTCTGTTCCTATTGTAACCTATTATGAAATCAATGACAAAGGTACAGTAACGCTTACAAAAGCTTGCGGTAACAAGATTATTGAAGAAGAAATAGAAATTCCTATTACTCGTATTCCTATCTTTAGATTCTGCTATAATGAAATTATTAGAAATAATAAGGTAGACTACGGTGGAATTGTTGACTTGACAGCTGATTTACAGTTTGGTCTTAACTTAGCATATTCTACTATGCTTGAAAGAGCTAACAGAACACCGAAGGCTAATTTCCTTATGCCTGCCAAGGCTATTGACGGTCTTGATGAATATTATAGAAAGCTTCAGACTAAGGAATCTCTTGTTGCATTGTATAATGGTGATGTAGCTCCTACTCCTATTATTGAATCTT